GTTCCACAATTATCGATCAGATACACCGCTAATTCATCACAAGCAAACCGTTCTAAGTTCCTGAGAAATACACACCCTCCATATTCAACCATGGCTGAGAATGGACGTACTGCGACTGCTGTTGTCTGTGTATTCTCTCCAGTTTCGGCAGAACTTAACGCCCTATCACCTCGCACGCTATCAACTGTTGTCAACTGGTTAATAGGATACCATCTTTTAGACGGGTCAGAGTTATTCAGTTTATCATCAATGAATGATTGAGGCAAAACTCCATCAACAAAATCAGATTCTTGAATTACATTTAACTCGCCTGTCGTGTCTTTTTTAAAGACTAATATCATAGATACGGACTTCTTAAAAGTAATCCCTTTCCCTGTTACAGTTCCAGTATTACCGTTTGTGCTTCCTCCGCATCCGCAAAAACTTGCACTCATATTTTTATCGTTTAATCACATTTACAAATCTTCAAATTAAATCGCCATTCAATAGCATCCAAGTACTCGTTGAATGTTTTTGCTTTAGTCCCTTTTCGTGTGATCTCTCCCCACTTAGGGACCAACCTAACCCTTATACTTTCATCTTCTCCAATATGCAAACACTTGCCTTTTTGTAGTTCCAACTGAACATATTTAGCAAGGTTATACAATGCCTTTAAAGCAATATTGTAGTGGTCCTTTCTGGTCCAATCGTTACTATAATAGTCAGCAAATGCTAATCTAACAGGAACAATATTATCCAAGCTTGAGCTTCTTGGTTGCCATTCTTCGTCTATGATCTCATTTAAATAGATCATTGGCAGTTTGTTTTCTGGCTTTAACAAGTTAATCTCATTAGCTGTACTAACCAAAGTACCATGCCAGTAAAACGGATTATCAACCTTATACAATTCTGCGGACACTAAAACCCCAGGCACTACAACACTATTTGTATCATAGTCAACAGATAGAACATTATACAGAGTAGAATCTATGCTAACTTGCCTCACATTTGGAGCGGTAAAAGCTCTAATATGAAAGACATTTTCAACAAAAACAGTTGTATTTGTTCCATCATTAGTCAATGAAATAACTTTACTTTCAAGGTTTAACCCCTGCACAAAGTACCTTACCCTATCGACTACTAATTCACTCATATAGTAACTGCTCTTAATTGATTCATTAAGCTATCACACAAAGGAAAATCCTTATAAGGATGATAAATTGCATTATCTCCTGTAAAGTCCAAACCTATAACCGCATCCGAAATATCAAAAGAAGTGTCCGCAACCAAGTTAGAGGTAGTGTATTCTACCCCATTAATAGTTATGGGTTCATTATTTGATAAATAGAAAGTGCTATTAACATTAATTGTGTAGCCACCGCCACCATTATCAATGCTTGAAGCAATCGGCTCAGTAATCGTTTCATAGTTATCGATAAAAGGCAATATCTGTGATCCTAGTATGCTTATAGCATTGTTCCACCTAGTAGCTGCAATCATGCCATTATGGACATTGTTTGACCTGTTAGAAACTTCCTGCAATGGTTCTACATTACCTGAGTTCGTAGGGTCAAACATCCTGTCCTTTACATACACAAAGTACAGTAGCCCTTTTAAAGCAGTCCTTAAACCTTCTTGGTAAAGCTTAGTATTGCAAGCATCATTGAAGTAAACAGAAACACCGTTAAATAAATCAACCCATTTAGGCTTTACAATACCATTATCATCTATTTCAACAAAGGCATCAGGGCTTATAATATACCTTATAAACCTATCTTGCCATTGATTTAGATAGTCTTGTAAATATTCGGACTGGTAAGGGTCGGAATTGATTTTCCAATACCCTATAAAGTCTGCTACTGTTACTGCTTCAATCACGGTGTTTCTGTTTTTAATGCTACTTAACCAGCTTTTTGTTGTCAGCCAAAGTTTTAGCTAAAGCATGGCCTACCCATCTTTCAACTGTTTTTCCCTGCTTTCCTTTGACTTTTACAAGCACTTGCTCTTGTATTTTTAAAACCTTGTCTGGCCTTCCCGTTGCTGGCTTATTATTTAACTTCATGTTTAATGAGTTTTAGTTTATACTTTATTTTAAGGCGTTTCTAATGCTGCAATAGCCGTGGTAAAGTCACCCTTAACCAGTGCAGGAACGTCATTTGTAGTAATCTTTTGCAATCCTCTCCACTCAGCAACTAAAGTCACTTTGTTTTCGCTGAAATCATTACCATTTAATCCAACTCTTAAGAAGATTCCACCTTTTTCATAAATGATAGGTCGTGATAAATCACCAACAAGGAAGTTATCTAAAGTAATTCCTGTGTTTTTAGTGATCGGCACGCCACCAATAGACATTTGTTGTGCAGCTAATTGCCTGTCAACAATAGGGTGCCCGTCACTACCTTTAACTAATTGCAAGGCTGTAACGTCAGAAGGGTACATTAATGTGTCACTAGGCGTAAACTCTGCAATTTCAATTTGATCAATTGCTGTAATAATAACATCCCAGTTATCTGCATTATCTACTGTACCAGCAAAAGCGCCAGCGTTATAAGTAGATGCCATGGTAAACAATCCATTTAGGTTTTGGCCTGTACCATTTCCGTTAATTAACTGAGCATCAACAGCAAGTCTTAAATCTCTAAAAAGTTCGTTTCTTAGGAATGTTTCAAACTGTGGTGCATCGTCTAAAAGCTCCATGGTTACATTTGCACGGACTGCAATTTTCTTGATGGTTTCCTGCTTTTGATCAATATCAAAATCAAACAAAGGTTTTACCGCGCCTTCTGCGGTTGGGGCCGCTCCACCATCTAAATTAGCTTGTTCATACCAAGTAATAATGTTTGATGTGGCAGTGCCTCTGCTTACTAAGTCCATTACAAACGGCTGTCTTCTTACTACTCTACTATATCCGCTTTCATATTGAAGTGGTACAGTAGCCCCATTAATAAAGTTAGTTCCTAAAGACATTCCTGCCGCAGCTTTTAAAAAAACTCCAGAATCTTTTCCGTTTTCACTAGGAGAAGATAACGCTTTATATGCTGAGTGTGCACCGTCCTTTAACAGTTCTTTTACTTGTCCTGTTAAGGTAGGTTCTTTTGCTGTTGTAGTGCTTAGAACCTTGGCTAGTTCTACTTGTTGCAACTTTGCAACTCTATCAATTTGGGCAAACTTTTCATCAAAGTACTTCTCCTTAAGATTTGACAATTCAGCTTTGTTTGCCTTGTCTTCTTTGATCTTGTTCACTTCTCCAATAAAGTATTCATTATACTTATTGAATACTCCTGTGACCTTATCAAGGTCGTCAGACTTATGATCTGCTTCAAGTCCATTCTGTTTAATGAACTCTTCTTTTGTTAAAATCATATCAAAATCCTTTTAAAATTCTCAATCTGTTTATAGTTGTCGGCTCTACCTTTTGAGTGCTTTTGTGCGGCTCTTTGTCGAGTGACTTCAATGCAGGAGTATAAGGGTTTGATCCCAATACTACTGCTGAAATTTCAATTAACTTCTGTTCTTTTACTGCCCAAAAGAATCCTTTTTGCATAGCATCATCAATATTAATGATCTGCCCAGCAAACTGATTCCATGCCTTAAATTCCTCATCAAATTCAGGGTCGTTAATAGCTAGGTCGAGTTGAACATATCTCAATCCTACACTATGCTCCTTTATCAATCCGCTCGAATACTTTTCTAGCATGATCGGATCAATGGGCTTTATCTTAGCACCTACTACTTGCGTGGTACCTTCCTTGTCAAAACCTAGATCCCTTATATCTATCTCTTGTATAGATGTACCTAAGTTCTCAGCAAATAAGTTGTCAACACTCATCCTATGATCTTTTATAATAGGTATCCTATCCCCTCTTTCGCTTACCGTTTTATCCCAGCTTCCACGGATAGAAACATCCTTATGAGAATCAAAGAAACCTACCGAGTTACCGACTATGTAAAACTCATCATTTTCAAGCTCTACATTTAAAGCCTTGGATTGTGATATGTTTCCGTTTGAGTATACAGAGTAAGAAGTAGCAAAGTTTTTTCCTAAGTCCTTTTTTGCTTGCTTAATTTCAGCCTTGTTCTGAAACAAGAAACTAAGCCTATCTTGTTTGTCTGTAATCTCTTCAAGTTTCTTTAATACTAGCATATTAACCTATTTTACGCATTTTGTTTACCTTGTCCCCTCCTTCAATCTTTTGCTTTACAGCTTCTTGCAATTCCTCTAACTTAACCGTTTTAGAGCCTTTCAACTCCTTAAGCTTATCTACTACTTGTTCAAATTTTTTCATTTTCTTGGTGTTTTTGAATTTCAACATATAAACCTCGGAATTGCATTGCTTCCTTTTTGGTTTGCTCTAACCTTATTTTAAGAAAGGACGGTATTCCTACTCCAGTTGATGCCAAATGAATAATATCAAGCTGCTCAATAGATATTTTATGTTGATTGTAGTCTTTAACTGCCTCGTACATTGCCCACCCATCTGAAAATCCTATTGTTTTGTCTTTTTCACTCATAATCCTAATAACATTTTTGCTTCTTCCTCGGAATAAGCGTAGTTAATAATTAAAGTATTTGTGGCCGATGGTTCAGTAATCAACTTAGCTTCAAAATCCTTTATAATGTTGGTTACTTGTTGCTTTCCTGCATCAGTATTTCGCTGTTTAATCTTTGCAACCTTTGTTTCATCTTCCTTGTCAATGCAGTACTTGAGATCATCAATCCCGTAATTGTCTTGTATTAGCCACTTATTAAGCTGTTCATCTATCTTATCTCCGCCTCTTGTAGCTGTTAGCAGAATCCTTTTTTGTGCTGTCTCTAGATTATTAAAAGTAGTCCCTTGAACGTCTGAAAACAGAACGCTATCAACATCATACACACCGCATACAATGCGTAAGTCGATAGGCAAAGACTCGATTAACCTTAGCTGTTCAGGAGACAAGGCAACCCTTGTAAAATCAACAGGCGAACCAGTTACATAGGTACTTCCAAAATTGTGTGTACCTCCTATACCTTTGGTAAACTCTTCCTGCATTAACTCTCGGTCACTTGGTAGCATTACCGCTTCACTCCCTTTAGGACTTATTACCCCGTTTGCGCCTCCGTTCTGATAACTTGATACTCTAGCATCAAAAGTGGCGGTGCTTCCCGTATACGCTTTTTGTTGACCAAACAAAGGCGATAACCCGTAATTGCTAGATGACGAAATAATATTACTGATCTTAAGGTGCAAAACATCCTTAGCGGCAACGGTATAAGTAGCACCATTAAAAGTGCTGTCTGATATTTGGTAGCTTATTGGTGCGCCTGTTTCAGTACCGTTACTAGTGTTTATGTAAACATCCTCAATACTAGCTATGTGCAGTTCCATGTACTTATCCATACCCATAGTACTAAGCACGTCTGAGTTTGTAGGATTAGCTGAAACACCGTATATAATAGCGTTGCCTGTTACCTTTAAAAATTGGTCAATCTTATTATAAAAATCGGTTCTTGTGGTTTTTGGGTTGGGTTGGTTCAATAATGAGACTAACCCTGAATCAACAGTGCTTGATTCTACTGGATTCCCATCTAAGTCTTTAAAGCTCCTTGGCAATGTGCTTTGTATGTCAGCGATACGAGGAACAACCATATTAATATAAGGATTTCTACCGAATGCCTCACATATATACTCTCGGAAATTACGCTCGTTGTAGCTATGCCCTATAAAGTCCAATGGGTAAAATGTATGATCAGTTAATTTAACCGACCTACTACCGCTTGAAAAGCTTTTAAATATGTTTCTTAATCTGCTAATCATTGTAAAAATATGTAATTACATAGCGTACTGCATCTATCCCGTGATTGTTTTTATCTTCAGGGATTCTTTTACCTTTTGCATTCCTTAAAAAGCCCCCTGTTTTAATGTCTCTTTTCCATTTGTACCTATTCCATTCCCTCTGTAAATCTTTGGAATCTTTATGGATAAATATCTCAAACTCCTTTAGTTTCTGTATACCATAATTAACACTATCAGCACCTTTTTTAGCTCCTATTACATTGCAATTATTAGATCTTAAATCCTTAATGCTTTTAGGCTCTGCGCTGTCAAATATATGCAGCTCTAAATTGTCTCCATTATTCTTTAGTTGTTCAGCAATTTGGTTGTTTCTTAAGCCAGTTTGCCAAACTTTTTGCCTTAAGTATAGCTTATTTCCGTTCCTTATAATCTCTATGTTTGTTGTCGGGTCATCTGTAAAACCAAAGTCACCACCAAACACCCTCCATTCATACTCCTTTAACTCCTCTTCATACACCTTGTATCCATCCTCAAAAACTATATCCGCTACTCCTTGCCATTCTCCTAAATAAATCTTGTTATACTTTGAGGGGTTTTCTACTCTCATTCTCTCCGCTATATCGATAAAGCTTTGAGAAAGGTTATCAAGATTATCTGAATAGGTTGTATGTATGTACTCAGTATTGTCTAGTTTCCCCGATTCAAACCATCTTTTGTAAATCCAATGATCAGTATCAGAAGGATTGAGTATCAATACAACTTCATTATTAACTCCCTTTACCCTTATCGAATTATCAATCTTGTCAAACTCGCTCTCTAACGGCATTTCTTCTCCTTCGTCACAATACCATGCTGTTAAGCCTTTAATACCTTTTAGTTTTGCTGTTTGATTTCCTGAGCTTGTCTTAATCCCTCTAAATAGAATCCTTGAACCTGTTAACTTATTTACTATATCTTTCTTGGTGATAGTAAAATGATCATCACAACCAAGCATTTCTATCTTTTCCTTAAACTCTGGTATAATGGAGTCATAGGCATTGTCCATTACATAACGAGTATATAATATTACCTCTCCTTTTTTGTAAGTCTTAAATAACACCCTTAAAGATGCATGGAAAGACTTTCCTCCCCCTCTTCCTCCTGTGCATACCTTATACCTTTTAGGGCTTGATAGCTTCTTGTATTGAGGTAATAGCGTAATCATTCTTCTTCATCTGCCCACTTGACAAGATCATGAGGTAAATTCAACTCCCCTGTATGATCAATTTGTTTTGTTTCTTTGGCCTTTCCAAACCTATGCTCAATCCAAAACTTTATGGCGTTAATATCACCACCTTTAACAAGTTTGGACAACTCTTCCCATGCCTTTTCAGGACTAAGTTTTGAATCCATTATTTCTAATTTCTTCAACTCATCAGCTTTAGGCTTTCGCCCTGCTCCCTTTCTTGCTCCTCCGTTATTTTTTCTCTTGTCTGCCAAATTGAAAAAAATTGGTTATTCAAATAATTAAAATATGCAACGTTTTTGTTATTTATTATAGGTTATTCATTCCAATTTGCACTTGCATTAACTGCTGCACCGTTACCAGTGGCTAATATGCTAACTGCGAAAGTAGCTCCTTCTGGGATAAATAGCTCAAAAAGTAGTCTACTATCAACAGTTTCACGGCCTAAAGCTCTTTTTCCTAGCAAGAACCTTCCTCCATTAGCTTGATCGTAACCATTTATTAAAGGGTCACCAGGCACACCTAATTCACCAGCAATAGCTACTTCTAATTTGCTTTGTATTGGGTTGGTTGGTTGTACTATTGGACCGGTTGAGAAGTTACTATCAATAAAAGTGTGATTTGAAAAGGTGGGGTTTACGCTGAATCTTATTTCATATTCATCATTAGTAGTAGATTCAAAAGATAAAAAGAATGATCTTAGTGATACACCTCCTGAGCCTGCTTTGGCTCTAAATAGATAAGCGCATTCATCATCACCTGTATTTATTCCTGATAGTATGTTGTTTTCCCTGCTAGAAATACCAAAAGATATGCCTTGTTGTGATCTCAGTGGCACACCTTCATTATTCCAGTCTTCTAATATCTGGCTGTTTCCTGTTTCGAACTCACCATTGTTAATAAGCAACTCTACATATTCAACTGCGGTAGTTGTGCCTTTCTTGTCTATGAGGTTTTTATAGTCTACAGTACTATTTATTCTTTCCGAGTTAGTAAGCTTATCATCAAGTAGCCTTGTATCAGTGTCTAGTACTTGAATAAAAGTATCGGGCTCAATACCTCTTACTGTTATGGTGAATAACGGGCCATGAAAAGATATGATATTAATATCATTATTAATCACTTTTGTAAACCCACCTACATTAACTATATCAAAATCAGTTGCTGACATATAATACTATTATGACATTAAATTGGCTTAAAATTACTTATTTGTGTCAAGATATGCAAATATATACAAAATGCTGCAAAAGTATTATATTTGTATTTATACCAAAACATAAAATTATGATTTTATCATTGATTGAGATATTGAAAGCGGTACTATTACGCAAGCTAGAACGCGCTAAGGAAAAAGGCAGAGGCTTGAAGGGCTTGAAGGCCATCTGTTCTGATAAAGGGCGCGAGGCTATTACTGGATTCTTTGATCTGTATGAGCAGGTGTGCGAGTTTATAGAGGATATGGAGGAAGAAGAGGGCCAAGCATAGAAAAAGCCCAACCATTGGCGATTGGGCGAATCAAATAGAAATGAGCAAATTCAAACTAAACAACTTTCACAACTAGAGCACTAATATAAAACTATTTTTGATAAAATGCCAGACGGGCAAAAAAAAAGTACCCTATGTTGGTAGCATGGGTACTAGAGGTAATGAGTTTACTACTCGTCTTCGTATGTAATAAACGAAAGTACAAGTTATAGTAATACAAGTCAAGCAGATGTAAGTAAAATTATACTTTTTTAAAGTTTTTGTTTTTTAAATGCTAACAAATATTATAATTTATCTCTACTCCCTCTACACGATCGTATAACTCTTTGTAATCGTAATCATCTTTTTTAATAAATTCGATAGCCTCTTCTATTGTATCAAATGATTCTTTCATATCGCTCATTCCCCCTAATGGGTAGTATGAAGAATAAGTAAATACTAAATATCTTTTATCCTTTTCCATTGTTTTGTCTTTAGCTTGTTTTAATCTTTATTTGTGTAAACGCCTGTTTACGTGTCCTATTGTAATATCAATAACGATTCTTATACACCCATTCCAAGTATCAATGAAATTATATTCTATTCTTATAATTTCTAAAGGAATACACTGGTAATCCAATGGCTCTTTTTTAAATTCCGTATTTTCATCATCCATTAAATTAAATGGAGTGCTTTTTATTCTATCGCCTTCTCTCAATCCTGCTCCTATTATAGATTTAGCTAAAGAATCAGAATGATTGTTTTCAATTCTTTTGCCTTTATGAAAAATATTATATGTTTTATTCATGTCTTTGTGTTTTAATCTTCTTTTTTAAATCTCCATCAGCATCGCAATGACTAGGAGGGTAACCATGCTTTCTAATATTCCAGTGCCTTAGCGGTCTGTTTATAGCTACTATTAAGACTTTTGCAGGAATGCCTATAATCATCCCTATCAATATCCAATAGCCTACAAACCTCCAAAAGCCTCCGCTTACCGATTCAATTAGTATTTGGTGTAGTACTTCCATTGTTTGTCTGTTTTATACAATTAAACTTTTTAACTATGTGTAAAACCCATTAAAACGGGGTTTACACGGGTGTTGTATGCCATTGAAACGGTACGCTTCGCCATACAACATTATGTAAAAACAAAAAATTATTACTGAATATCATATCCGTTACATTTCAGCATTCTATAAATTAAACGCAGTTGTTTATTTGTCTCAACATCCCTATCTGAACATCCAACACCTGCCTCAGTATCTTCTACCAATTGGAAGAAAGCGTTTAGTTGGGCTTCTGTAAATTCAAGTGTTTTCTTCTTCTTTGCCATAATTTTCAATTTTTACACATAGCGTTACCCCTCATTTGGCGAGGTAACTGTTTTCATTACTAATCCGTACCCTTTGGTTTCCTCTGCAAAGTATTCTATGGCTTTACCTAATGCTTCGTCTTTGTTTTCAGATTTTGTGACTAAGGTTCTTAACATTGTAGCTTCTGTGTTTTGGTAAACTAAAGCCACAAAAAAACGAGGGGTAACATTGTATAAATCCAATAACTCACTATGCAAGTCATCTATACACATATTACCTTCGTCAAACCTATCCATTAATTCATCAATTTTTTCTTTCATATCGTTACTGGTTTTATACTTAGCCATTAAAATCTATTTATACTTTCCCTTAAACCGTTTACCGCTTCATGTATTTTCAAGTGATTCTCTTTTATCTCCCTATCAATACACTTGCTTACACTTTCATCATTAACACCCTCTAATCTAAAGGTAGTAGCGTGTTTTGATGTTTCTTCTCCGTTTTCATCAGTGCCTATGATGTCGCATAGTTTTGCCTTAGACCCTAGCTTCTTAAATGATTGGTCCATTTGACGGTGAAATTCTTTTGATGTTGTCATATCCTTGATTTATTTCTTCATCTAATAATGTGTATGTTTCCATCTTGTCTATTTGTTTAAAGCGTGGTTAATTTTAATAGGCTTTTTAGATTCAAAAGTGCTTTCATCTGGATAAAGAGGAAATAGCTTTAACTGATCTAAGCTTATTGGCTCATCTTTTATTAAACCTTTCTTTCTCAATTCATTTCTAACTTCTTCTATCGAAGTGTAAAT